GATCCTTTTCATCATTCGCCTTGTCAATGTTGCTCATAGTGTTGGAAACCTTAACAGAAGTTTTGCTGGGTTTCATTCCTAAAGTGCAACCCCATACGGAAAACAATGTCAGACTAATCATCAATGATCTTAATAATGTGTTTCTTGCCATCTTCTTTCCATACTTCCGTTATCGCCATCACAGGTTTACATTCCAAACGAGGTGCGTTATTTCCCATATTTCTTTCTGAAACTCTTTTTGCTTTTAAACAAGCTGATAAGCTATCATAGTAGGTATGCTCTTTCATTTCAATGCCTATGAACATTAAAAGACCAATGACCAACTCTTGCATTAATTGTTTCCATTCTTGTTTTCACGAACTTTGTCTTTTAAACTTTCAACATCTTTTTGAAGTTTCAAAACTTGGTCTTTTAGGAAATCTATATTTAGGCGATTATTCATCATTGATTCTATTGATTTTGTTATTTTTTCAAGAGAAGTCGCATTATGCTCGATAAGCATATAGATTTCTAGATTCTTGGGTGTTTGCTCTGCCTTTTTTAAAAGGTCGGCAGACATTAATTCATCTTTTGTCTCTAATGAAGTTAGTCTTGAGGTAATTTGGGTATACGCAAAAATAAATGAACAAATTAGAGCAATTATTCCAATCATATTTTTGATCGGCATTGCGATATTGGTTTTGTCCGATATTATATTCGCAGTTTGTGGTTTCTCTGCCATTGGTCATTGTTCAGTTATTGCAATCAGGGTGTGTGCAATCTTCCTTTAATTTTGGCATTTATCACTCATTGTTTTTATTCTTTTTTTTTCATCTTCAGGCAGCTCCTCTTTCAGAATTGCTCCGTAATGCTTTTGCAATACTTCCTGATTTTGAAATTCAATGGTCAGTTGCATCTTCCTTTGAGCAATTTGTTGAAGTTGACTGAAGGCAACCTTGCCCTTGTCATTCAGCTTCTTTTCATCATAGTCCTTGTTGTCTATCGTTATCATATTATGCGTTCTCCAATGCCGTTACTTTAGTTTCCAAAGTTTCAATTCGTGTTTGTGCTTCCTGCAATGCCTTGATTGCCTTCATGTAAAGAACGGAATATTTAACTCCTTTAACTCTTTGACCTTCAGTAAATATATCTTCATATCCAGTAATATTATCATCTTCATCTTTAATAGCTTCTGCTCCATTATCTGCTGTTCCAGAAATAACTGTTCCAAAGTCAGAATGTATTTTTGCGTGGTCTTGTTGAGGTTTAGATTCTTTTACTAAACCATTCATTTCAGCAGTTTCTAAATCTTGTGCTATAACACCAATATGTGTTCTGTCAGGATATGCAATTAAATTATAATTCTTAATTTGAAGTTCTTTAATATCATTCCATTGTGAATTAGCGTCAGTAATATTTTCTTTTAATCTTTCATCTGATATCGCTCCATAACTATTATTAGTATTTTCTGCATCACCATCACCCATAAATCTTAATTGACCTGCATTACCAAAATGTTCTGTTACAGTACTACCACCGTCATAATTTGCCGAAGTGCGAATTATACCATTACTTGCAATTTTTATACCAAAATTAGAGGCATTAATAGTTGTGGTTGTAGTTCCTATAAGAAGATTAAAAGAACTATCAATACGCATTGCTTCAGCAGCGTTAGCAGTAAATTGCATATAGTTACTTCCGTGATTGTAAGCAATTTTACCAACGTCATTATCATCACTATCTCCAAAATGAATCCTAGCTTCGCCATTTGTCGCATTTAAAATAGTCATTCCAGCACCTTGACCAGAAGTTCCTTCTTCAAGAACTAAATCATCCGCATCAGCAGATACACTTCCACCACTGTCAGCGTACTCAATATGAAGCTTTCCTAGAGGAGCAGTTGTACCAATACCGACATTTGTCGTACCTGTTGGAATTGAGATAACAGTTCCATCTGCATCATTTTTTATCGTTACATCGCTTGTTGAACCTTGTCCTGTAAGGATTAATCCTTCAGCGGCTGTGTACCCAATAGCCGCATTATCACCAGAAGAAGTGTCACCAGAAGGCTCAACAGTTCCAGTTACAGCTAAAGTAGTTCCGTCAAAAGTTAAGTTTGTTTCTGCATCTAATTCTGTAGTTGTGCTTCCAACAGTAACCAATTCATTTGCTGTTGGATTATTTAAAGCTGTTATGGGTGCTGAATCTGAAAAATTAACTGTGTTCGCTGAAGTGTCTATTGTTGCAAAAGTAATGTCATCAGAACCATCGTGAAAATACAATGTCCAAGTTGTTCCTGATGGTGTGTTTGTGTCCAGCCAGAATTGACCAGCGAATTGACTTGATGGTGCTGATGTTCCAGAGTTAGTGGTTGATATTGCGGAAAGCGCATTATTGATGTCTGTTCTTGTAGCTGGAAAGCCCTGATTGGCTATTGAATAATCGTGTTGTGCCATATTTGATATATACCTTCAATCAATTCATTATACAATCTTTTTACGATTTATTGTTGCATCCCTATTCCATTGGCCTGATAATCAAAAGTCCTGTCAACAGTATTTCCACCACTATCAAAAAATTCAATCGTGAATCCTGTTCTGCTTTTTGATGTCACAGTGAAAAAATCTCCCGTACCCATATTTTGTCCTATAACTGTCAATGAAGGGGTTGAATAAAACGCTGATGAAAAAGTAATTGTCTTTCCTGATGTGTCCGTGGTGCTTGATATGTTTGACCCCCTGATTGTCATTTTCGGCAAGGATATTTTAACTGATAAATTATTAATTTTTGGCGTGGCTGATGAATCCGATGAAGTTAAAACAGCCTTGAATTTAACCGCCCTTGTAACATAATCACCAGCTTGAAAATTAGTAAAACTTGAAAAATTACTTCCGTCTGTTGATGTGGCTATCTGTAACTGAACATTTGTTGCAACAGAGGCGTTCGTGGCTCCGTCAAACAATCCTGACCTAGAATCAAAATTGCCACTAGCGGAATCAAAGCTGTCAACATAATCTAAATTATCCACATTCAAATTATTCAGCAGAACCTTGAACTTATAAGTGTTTGAAAGATCAAAAGCGGTTGCAAATGCGTAACTTCCTGAACTTACAACTGTTGAATCCCCCCCATCAAACAATCCATCCGCATCATCAAAATCGCCAGAACCAGAATCGAACAATCCTGTATTTAAAATTAAGGCGTTGTCCACCACTGTGCAATTTGTTTTAGTGCCTGAAAAAGCTGTTTCTTCTGTTATGGTTTGGACAGATTCCATTATTTCTGAAAATACCTGTTGGGATATTATGGTATTTGCGGAATTTGATGATCTGATTCCAAATTTGTCAACAGCCTTGATGTAATAAGTTCCCGTACCGACAAAGGGGCTTGTGACAGAAGTTGCTGGTCTTGCTATTCTTGGCACAAGCAAGATTGTATTCGCATAGACTGTGTTTGAAGTGCTTGAACTGAATCGTATTTCATAAAAATCCAAGTCTAAATTGCTTACCGCGTCAAAGGTGTGGTTCAATTTATCACCGACAACATCTATCGCATAATTCGTAACATCATCAGGCGGAGCAAATGCGGCATTTACATCGTGACTGGCAGTTGCGAATCCGCTTTTAACGCCAAGAGAGTTTATTGCTTTGCATCTGACATCATAGATGACACCTTCCTTGACAGGATATTTTTCCACAATTTTATTTGAACCTCTGCTCATCAACCGATAACTGCTGGAAGTGGATTCCTTGTATTCAATCTCAAATTGATCTACAAACCTATCCGTGCTTGTGATGTTCACTATTAATTTGGAAACCACTGAACCATCAAACAATTCAAATAATTCATCAGAAAGTGATATGGCTGGTGTTTGAACGGAATAAGGATTGGGTAAGTTTGTGTCTGGTATTTCTTCGGCCTCTGTTTGTGTTCCAAAAGTATAATCCAAATCTTGATGTTCTGATAAGGTCAAGCTGACTGACATGTCAGCGTTTAAAACCAAGCCTTGCACCCTGAAATCCTTTGCGCTAAAGCTGGGAGTGGCGTGAGTGATTGCCACAATGTCGCCTATGGCTAATTCCATTGCGTTGCCATCTGCCTTGACAACAACATCTAAACTTGATCTTGATCTTCGTAGAATGATCTCTGCCATCTCCCTCGCTTGGTAGGGATTGGTCAATGTGGGAAAATCAAATCTTCCCTCTAATAATAAATCACCATCAGCAGTTTTCATTGTTGCGTGTCGATCTGCAAATGCCTCTGCTGAATCATCAATGGGTGGAAATTGCACTTCGTCTGATTGCCAATTCTTATCTGGATTAATGAAATTGACCAGAACCCTGTTGTATCGTGAATTTTTATTCTTACTAGCAACTGTTATTCCACCGATTATGTTATCCTCTGTCAATGTGATTGAGGAACTGCCTGTCGATTCTACGATTATTTTATAAAAACCATAAGTGAAGTTCAGTATGCCTCTGCAACCTTTTATGATCTCCTTAACATTGTCAATCGCCTTGCGTGAAGTGTCTACAACTGCGTGGCTGTTCATCAAGTCAATTTGACTTGCTCCTGAATAGGGAGTGATATTAACATCGCAAACATCACCAGCAGTCTGCCAATCAGCGAAATTAGAATCAAAATAACCATTGGCTATGCCCATTCCAAAACGAGTGTTTCTTAAATAATCCAATAGTTGATAAACAGGATTGTCGGAATATTCCCAAGTGGAAGTCGTGTCAGCCCTGTGTGATCCGCTTCCCCCTGTGATTGAGCCATCTAAATTTGGATTGTATATTTTTTTTCCCTTAACGATTGCGTGTATGGTTGGCAAACTTCCAAAAGCATCCCTGTTCCAAGTGAACTTGAATGCCAAATAAGCCAACCCCCTTAATCTGTGACTGGAAGTCCAGTTATCTAATCCACCAACTGTCGTGTCATAAGTTTGTGTGTCCGTGCCATAGTGAGGAATGACTGTGATTAAACTTGCTGGGCTAGAATCCTCATCCGTAGGGTCAGCTTTATAATAATTTGAATCGCTTGAATCAACTGTCCTGCTTGTGCCATCAGCCAAGTCACCACTCCAAGTTACAGCGTTGTCATTAACATATATGGTTGAAACATCATCTATCTCCCCTTCGCTTAAAACCATTATTAAATAAAGAAATTCATTATCAACGCCCGAAGTTTCTAGGAAAATTACATTGCCACCCACCTTTCTCGTTCCATAAATAATCGGTATCGAGGCGTTGGCAGAAACTTTATTCAACAAAACTCCCTTTGCTGTTTGGTCTGGTTGATTATCGCCAAAGTCTGGAATTTCAGGCATTGGAATAATCCAACTTATGACATCTTCAACAATATCAACAATGATGTCTATGACATCTTCAATAATATCAATAATATCGTCAATAGGATTCCAGCCACCCATTAGCTTAATCTCCAATTAGCACCCATATTTTCAAAACCCAATTTTTCAAAAAGTTTATCGGCATTAAGTTTTGAAGTTATGGATAATAAAATAGGGTCATTATCTGCAACTTTTTTTATCATATCTATCAGTTGTTTCATTAGTTGATAATTCCTGTATTTTTTTACAATATAAATTAATTGAATGATCATTACTTGTTGTTTACTAAACCAATATTCAGATTTATTAAACATACAAACACCAATCAATTTGTTATCATCATCTAAATTTTTTATACAAATTATTTTTCCTTTTTTTAGAATTGTTAAAATAAAGGTATTTACTTTTTCCCTATCTGCTTTTGGAAAACCACAATCTTCTAATTCCTTTTCTTTATATTTTTTTAACATACTTATTATTTCGGTAATGTCCTTTTCTGTTGCTTGATAAAAATTACAACTAGGCATCTGATCTTCCCCACCTTAAATCTTTTACAGTTAAAGCTGAAAACTCCATTCCCTTGTCGCCACTGAAAAATCGTTGTTGTGAATTATCAGTTGTCGTTCTTCCAGCGTGTTTATCAAAATTCCCCCAATGAGAAGTGACATTCAGAACCAGATTGGCTGTTTCGGTTGAATCAACAATCCTGTATTCATCTATCGTTCCGAAATACAGTAAAAAAGGATCGGCAATCAGGGCGTTTGAACTGTCCAAGAAACCTCTCCATATTTTAACATCTGCATTGATGATGTTTTCACTTAATGCTATGGAAACAAACGCTTGATCCACTGCTGATAAGGAAATGCTTAAAGAGTTTTTTGTCGGAGTGTTTGATTCGGATATTCCTGTAATGCCCTTTAAATGTCCAGAGGCGGTATAGGTTTGTGAACTTCCGCTTACGCTTGAAGTTAAGGGAAAACCACAATTCGTTAAATATAGTGGAGTGGCGAATCCAATGTAAAGCAAAATGACAGGATTAATGTTTCCTGTCGCCAATTCCGTCTTGACATCATTCGATAATCCCCTTGCCATTATATCGCCTCAATTACATCGAACTCAAACTTAAATAATGGAACACCATCAGAATTCGCCTGACCAGAGGTGAATTCCTGTATGTCGCTTGTCAAATGAACTGTGAAAGGAATCGAATCATAAGTGACAGAACTGTTATTCGCTAGAGCAGTTGTTAATGGGGGTTCTATCGTGACTGTTCCGCTAGAACTGGAACTCGTTACATCAGTAACAACCATATAGACTTTTGAATGTGCGAATTTTATGAAGTCACCAGCTTTGAATCTTCCAGCACCATCACCAGCAAATGCATCCATCGCAATCGTAGTGTCGGCAACTGAATGAGCGCCATTGATTAAAACTGTTCCTGTTTCATTTCCTGTTGCGTTCAAGTAGCTTGGGAATGTAATTGTAAAACTTTCCTTTTGTGATCGTTGTTGAACGATGAAAGCCATAATGGGTTGAAAGTTCGCCCTCGTCATCAAAGGGTAGGAAACTGTGAAACTCCATCTCTGACCATCAATTTGTCTCCTATAGGTTTTTCCACTATCGGTTTGACTGACTAAAGTCTTTTGATTACTCTTAATATTAAAAGCTGTAAAATCTACATTTGGTAATGCACCACTCATACTATCGCCATCCTACCTTTTTCATTAACAGCACTATTAATCATATTAACTATGACACCTCTGCTATTAACTAATAATTCATTAAATCCTCTTGCGTCAACTGTATTAATATTAAAGTTAACTGTTACTGCTTTTCCTAATTGGTTGTTCGGTATTATTTCCCCTGATTGATTCGGTACAAACATTTCTTTTCCAGATTCTCCAACCATATAAGGTCTATCTTTTTGAACAGGGCCACCCAATCTTCTTCCTGTGTATTCCTGTCTTGCTATTGTAGCCACTTGAACCGCACCCAAAGCACCAATGCCAAATGCCAAAGGTATTCCAAATGGCCCTAATTTTAAAGCCGCCGTTACACCAGCCGCAGTATTCATTATTGCTTCCTTAATCAAAAGAGCTTTGTTAATCATAAACATTTGCTTATTGTTTTTTGCTAGTTCGCTAATAAGTTCACGACCTGTCGCTTTTGATAAATCTTTTATCTGGTCATTTGTAAGTTCTTCCAATCTTAATTCATTAAATTTCTTTTCCTTAATCAATGCTAAATTTTTGTCATAATTCTCTTTTTGTTGTTGTAGTCTTTCCCACTCTAGTTTTGCCTCTTTCTTAATTTGATCCCTTCTCAATTCAAGCAAATCATCTCCTAATTTTTTTTGCAGAGTTATAATTAAGTTGTTTAATGTTTCTGTTTGTTCAACAGTTATATTTTCATTTTCTTTTAAAAATTTTCTAATAAGATTTGTTTTGTCATTATATCGTGCCATCAATAATTGTTTTTCTGTTAAAACAAATCTTTGAAGTGCTATGATCTGTTTTGTAAATTCTACAGGTTTAACTTCCTTTGTTGTTTCAGCTTTGGAAACTTCTGATGTTGCTTTTGTTAATCTTTCTAGTTGGTCTATTGCTAATTGTATTTGTAATTTTAATTCATCATAATATTCTGGTGTCAATAATTTAGTTATTTTTCCAGCAAAACCCTCCTCCAAATCATTTAATTGAAATTCTAATATTTTTAAGTTGAGAGCTATGTTTTCTGTTGCCTCGCCTAATTCTTTTGCCTGTTCAACACCAAAGAAGAAAAATGTAGATAATTGTTTGGCATCAGCATTAAAAAGTTCCAATAAAAAAGTAAGGTCTTCTATGGATTTTTTATAAGTATCTGTTATTTTTGTTAAATCACCCAATTTAATAATAGCTTGATCAAAGGCATTGGAAAAAGCTGTTTCAAGAGAATTGATTGTTGCATCCATTTTCCCAAATTCTTCATCAATGATGGTTGCATTTTCAAACATTTCAAACATCACATCTGCTGTAAGTTGTCCTGACAATGATAGTTTTCTTAATGCTCCAACACTAATTCCTGTCTGTCTTGCCATAATGGATAATGTTCCACCAATTCCCTCTACGATTGATCTGAACTCATCACCTCTTACAGTTCCAGAAGCCATTGCTTGACCAAACTGCCTGATGACAGCTTGTGCTGTTGCTGTATCTGCACCAGCGAGTTGTAATGCTTTGGATAGTCTTTTTGTTACAAGTAAAACTCTGTCATCAGCATAACCCAATTCCTCTGTGGAAACTCTTAACTTTGTGAATAAATCAATGGTTTCGGCTAATCCTGTTCTTGTTTCACCTGCCGCAGATGTTAAAGTTCTAAACCTAGCTTCTAATTCTTCCTGTGATTTTGTAACTAATTTTAATCTGTTTCGTAGATTTTCAAAAGTAGCAGTAGTTGTTATTATTCGTTTAAGAACAATTCCAGTTCCAAGTCCAATCAAAGCTGTTTTTAAACTTAATATGGAAGCACCAACACCTTTTACGCTTTTTTTAGTTTTAGATAATTCTCGCCTCGCTTGTGCGCTATTGGCGGTAATTTTAATTTTCATCTGTTCAGCCATTATCTAACTTTCGCCTTTTGTAGTTTTTGTTGTCGCTTCAATTCATCATTTTGGATTTCAAAATAAGCCAACCACATACTAAACTCAAAAGAGTCCATTTGCAATATTTCGCTGATGGTCTTGTGTAATTTTTCGGCTATGAACATAATGGCTCTTATCTCGCCATCATTTTTTATTTTTTTTTAATGTCTTCTATCGTGGGTGGAATTAAAATTTGATTAGCCAAGTCAATAACCATATCTGCTTGTGCTTTTCTTTTGAAAAATTCTTTATCTTCAACATCAAACATCTTGTTACCATCTTTGTTTTCACATTTGGCAACGATAACATCAATGGCTGATAATATGGGATTGTCGTTGTTACGCATTTTATTGCGTTCAAGAATATTATAAGGTTTAACAAAAATGGCTTTGTTTCCATCAAAACCCCATTCAGGAATTTCAATTTTTTTAATGGGTAAGTTATCCCAATGCTCTCTTATACCTACAGTATAATCTTTTTTTTCAGCCATTAAATGTTAAATATTAAACTGTTCCTCTGGTTAATGCGCCTGTTAAAGTTGCATTAAAACTAGCTTCAATAATACCATCAGTTGGTATGGAAATGGAATTGCTACCAATCAGCCAAGTGCCAGAAAAATAGTAA